ACCTGAAAATCCATATCAAAAATGGATATGGTTATCAAATATGATAGACGCTTGGAGAATCTTTCCAAGAGCATTTCTATCAGTATACATATTTTTACTATACTATGCGACAATGTGGTTTATGGAATTACCTGAGCCGTCGCTTGAACAGTCTGGATTAATTTCAGTTATAGTTGGAGCAGGCGCCGCCTGGTTCGGATTATATGCTGGGACAGCAAAAGATAAGATAAATAGTAAGTAATAAAAAATAGTTCTTGACACTTGGTTTTAAATTTTGTATAATATAAATTATGAAAAAATTAAAAGTAAGAAAGACAACTCCAAAACACGGTTCTACTAAAGTCCATAAAGACAAAACAAAATTTAGTAGAAAGAACCAAGTAGAGGAGATATGTGAATATTGCCCAGGTGTTCCATTGAGTGAATGCACAGGGTATAAGTGTTGGATATAAGTTATGAATCTATTTTATTTAGACCAAGACTTAGACAAAGCAGCACAGTTTCATGTAGATAAACATATCGTAAAAATGCCCCTCGAGGCAGCGCAAATTCTTTGCACAACTATCTATATCGACAGATATTTAGGGTATGTTCCTCGTGCACTTAACGCTGAAGAGCGTGAAGTCCTTAATAAATTAAAAGCTGAAATAAAGCATTTACCATTAGAGGAACGACCCTACCCCTATTTACCAATGATGTATAACCACCCATGCACTATCTGGGCGAGAGAATCGCTAGAGAACCATGAGTGGGTTCATTGCTATGCAAACGCATTAAATGATGAGTATCATTACAGATACGGTAAATTACATAAATCGGTTATGGAAGTAGTAAATAAACTACCCGACCCAATAAACTTACCAAAGAAAGGGTTTACAACATTTGGACTAGCTATGCCTGATGAATTGAAAGACTATGATAATCCAATACAATCGTATAGAGATTATTATCATCTTGATAAAGCTACTTTTGCTAGTTGGTCTTATAGAGATAAACCCCATTGGTGGAATGAAGATTTTGCTGATTATGAACAAAGGATAACAGCAAAATAAACGAATTATGGAATGATTATATGAAAAATACAGTAGTAATTTATAGCACACCTAGTTGCACTTATTGCACAATGGCTAAAAATCTAGCAATAGATAAAGGTTGCGCAGTAGAATATAAAGTTTTTGGAGAAGATTTTGATAGAGAGGAAATGATGAAAGAGTTTCCTACTGCAAGAACTTTTCCACAAATAATGTTTAATGGAGAAAAAATCGGAGGCTACTCATCTTTAGTTGAGTTGCTAACTGATGAGAAATAAATTTAATGAAGAAGAAGTATTAAATTGGATTGATAATTACATAAGGTCAACTTATGAATCTCATTACTCACAAGATAAAACAGAATCTACTGAGTTTATATTTGATGCAGGTCATGGAACAGGGTTTTGTATTGGAAATATAATTAAATATGCACAACGGTATGGTAAAAAGAACGGATATAACCAAGATGATTTACTAAAAGTAGTTCATTATGCAATCATATTATTAGGAATGGAACACTATGATAAAGACTAAAAAACATGAAAAATTAACAGAAACTAATATTTCTCATGTTATAGAATTACTAAGAGCAGAAAAGCCAATAACAAAGAAAGAGGCTTGTAGTATACTTAATATAAGTTATAATACTACTCGACTTGCTAATATCATACAAGAGCATGAAGATACCATGCAATATAGAGAGCTAAGAAAAAATCAAAACAAAGGTAAAGGATTAACAGAAAGCGAAAAGAAACAAATTATAGAGTATTATCTTGAAGGAGATAATATTATGAATATAGCAAAACAACTTTATCGTTCACCTGCATTTATAAAATCAGTGATAGAACGATTAGGTATTCCACAAAAATTAGCAGAGTCAGATTACAAAGGAAGAAGAAATGCACTGCTCCCTGAGCAATGTGTAAAAGAAACTTTCGAAGTAGGAGAAAAAGTGTGGAGTCCTAGAGATAATAAATTTGCAGAAATTGTAGAAGATTATGGTATGTCTAATAAGTATGAATCTCATTCTTACAGATTATGGGTATTAGAACCATGCGATACTTCTAAAACATATTTTCCTCATCTTGACGGAACAAGAACAGGATATACTAGCTTTGCTTTGGCTTATGAGCTAGGTAGTCTGGAACACATAAAGGAGTACTTATGATAGATGTAATTACATTTTTTGGTTTATACTTCTTTGCATGGATAGGACTTCCTTTGTTATTTATATGGATTCAGGACACGTGGAATATATTTTAGCATATTGGTTATCTGCATGGATATTATCTATAATTAGATTGATGATACCAGCATTGAAACTTATTAAAGTGATAGATAAAAATAACATAATAATAAAAAGAACAGTAGCAGGATATATATCTTCGCTAATTATTTTTCTTATTGCTTCACCTTTTTTAATCTATCCTTTACTTTCAGAGAAAGCAAGAGAGAACTTTTTAGTAGACTTTTGCGAAGCAGTATTGAGGAGAGGATAATGGCATATAGTAAAGAAGTGGTAGATAGATTTGAGAGTGTTTTAAATAACCCAGCAAAACACTCTGTAGGTCGATTTGACCCTAAAGACCCCATGGTTGCAACAGGAATGATTGGAGCTCCTGCATGTGGTGATGTAATGAAATTACAGTTAAAATTAGATGATGACGATAGAATTATTGATGTTAAGTTCAAAACTTATGGGTGTGGTAGTGCAATTGCAAGTTCCACAATGTTTGTAGAGATGTTAACAGGTAAAACTATTGAAGAGGCTAAACTTGTAAAAGATAAAGAAATAGCTGAGGCACTACAGCTACCTCCAATTAAATTACATTGCTCTGTGTTAGCAGAAGGCAGTATAAAAAGTGCAATAGAAGACTGGGAGAGAAAAACAAAATACAGGAAACATAATCAATGAATTATCTATTAGAAGCACTATGTAAAAAACTAGAGGGAGATATAGCTGTGTCTTTTGCTAATATAAAAGCATATGAAAGACAAGTAGTTGGTATCGGAGAACACCCTGAAATAGTGCAGGCAATCGAAACTGAGGTTGAAAAATTAGCACACGCAGAAGATAAGCTTGAAGCTATTCGTAAGCATTTTGGTTAATCCAAACGAAAAATATTTCTTGACAAATGGTTTCAATTTTTATATAATATATTTATATTAAAAAGAAGTCAAATTATGAGTGATAGATATTACCAACAAATGCTAGATACCACAGGTTGGTGTCCAGGCTACCGTAGTACTACCTCAATTGATGAATACGAACAAAAATTTTCCAAAATTAGGAGGAAAAGAAAAATGCCTTGGACAGATGAAATGAAATCACAAGCAGTCGAGATGTATCAGGACGGAGAACCTACACCTGAGACATCAATGGAGATTGTAAAAGATATAGCCGAAGAGCTCGGTGAATCCCCAAATGGTGTTAGAATGATTTTAACAAAGGCAGGTGTTTATGTAAGAAAAACTCCAGCAGCTAGAACTTCAACAGGTTCTACTGGAGGAGGTCGGGTAAGCGTAGCAGACGCACAAGACAAGCTAACTTCAACAATAAGTGATGCTGGTCAAGAAGTTGATGCTGCAATTATATCTAAACTTACAGGTAAAGCAGCTGTTTACTTTGCTGGAATCATCGAAACCCTAAATAAGTAGTGTATGATAGTTAAGCAAGACTGAGCATTCGGTCTTGCTTTCTTTTATCCTTTAAAACAACCTCAAAACTTAACAATCCAAAAAATTTTTTGTTAGATTAAGTTGGAGGTAAGATGAAAAAGGAAGAGTTCGAAAAAAGACTCGATGACGCTGGCGATGCAATAATAACTTATCGTAGTCAAAACTCAAGAAAACTAAAATACAATGTTTGCACTAGAGACTTTTCTACAGAATATATTCGAAAGAAAAGAAATAGAGCAAGAGAAGGTCAGCATACATCTTTATTATTTTGCTGGGATACGGATTCTTATAGGATACTTGTCCCTAGAAATGTTACAAGTATAGTGCCTCTTAACCGAGTGATTAGGAATGATTGACCTTAACGCTCCAGCAATCTACGAAAAAATAATTCAAGACACAAGTCATGAGCAAGTCAGACTTGTAATAAATACTTTTAGAGGAATAGAATATATTTCACTAAGAAAGTATTACTTGGATTTTGAAGAGGAATGGAAACCAAGCAAAGACGGTATCACTATGCCTCTTGACTTCGACAACAGTAGAAAACTTTTTGAAGGATTAGTAGAAATCCTTTCTCTCGCCGAAAGTAAGTCCATTTTAGAAGATGAGTTCAAAGACTTACTAGATTCAATATACCTACCTTAAAATAATACTTGACATCTCCTTAAATTTTTTGTATAATATATTTATGGAAAATTTAGAAGGACTAATTAAACAAGCAAGAATCGCCTACTACAATGGTCAACCTTTCATGTCAGATGAAGTATATGACCGACTAGAAAGTCAACTAGACTCTCTTGAAGTAGGACATGAAGTCTCAGGTGAGCGCAAAGCTCACGCATATCCAATGTATTCCCTACAAAAAGTATACGAAATATCAGATAAACCTGACTATGGTGCAGAACCAGTAGTGGTCACACCTAAGTTAGATGGGTCTGCTGTATCTTTACAATACATTAGAGGACATCTACATTTAGCATTAACTAGAGGAGATGGTAAAGAAGGATTGGATATTACAGAAAAAATGATGTTATTAGTTCCACCTGTAATAGATACAAATGAAAAGTTTTATCAAATTACAGGAGAAGTAGTTGCTCTCGCAGAAATACCAAACGCAAGAAACTATGCTGCTGGCGCATTGAATTTAAAAGACATAGAAGAATTCAATCAAAGAAGAAGTAGTATGGCATTCATAGCTTATAGTATTCAACCTTATATAACAGAAGAATATATTAGTGATATGGCACAAGTTAGTAAGTGGGGGTTTGAAACTTGTATAGATTCAGATTACAATGAGTTTCCGCACGATGGAGATGTATGGAGATGTATAAATAACAACTACTTTGATAAATTAGGACATACTTCTCACCACCCAAGAGGAGCTTTTGCAAAGAAGAAAAGAGCAGAAGGAGTAGTAACAACTCTACTTGATGTAGTATGGCAAGTTGGAAAGTCAGGTTGTGTATCTCCAGTTGCAATTCTAGAGCCTATAAATATAAATGGTGCAACTGTAAGCAAAGCAACTCTACACAATATGGCAATCATAGAAAGTCTCGGACTAGAGATAGGGTGTAAAGTAGAAGTAATAAGAGCAGGAGAAATAATACCACAAGTAATAGCGAGAGTAGAAGAATGAATCAAAGAGAATTAGTAACTTACATAGAAGATAAAAACAAAAAAGCAAATGTTTTTCATACCCCAGATGGATATGAAGTAGACTTAATACAAAATAAAAAAGTATTAGAAACTAGAAAAGCATACGCGTATAGTTTACATTATGCAGAAGATATAGCCTATAATTGGATTTCTGGCATAATAAAGATATGAAGTATACAAAAGAAGAGCTAGAAAATAGTAAAAGAATATACAAGAGTGCAACACCTAAACTAGACCTCTCATGGTATGTTAAATGGACATCTAGTGCTTTTTTAATTGCTGGTTTTACAGTTAGGTCTACACAGATGTATCCTTTTGTAGACCTATGTCTATCTTTGATAGGTGTATCGGGCTGGCTTTGGGTAGGATTACTGTGGAAAGATAGAGCTTTAATAATATTAAATGCTATCGCAGTTTTTATCTTACTATCAGGTCTTATCCGACATTTTACACCAATGCTTGTAACATGAGTGGAGTATATAATCAAACTTACTTTAATAATCACCCTCTCGAGCAAGAAAGAGAAGGTGTATTATATGGAGTTATTCTAGTAAATCAATTAACATTTGAAAGAGAATGTATAAAAGTTGGTATTGCTAGTGGAAAAGACTGGCGTCATGTTATAAAAAGAAGTCGTGGATTCAAAGGCTATGATTTACGAATCCAGAGAACTTATCACGATACCATATATAACTGTTGGAAAAAAGAGCAAGAGCTGCACGAAAAGTTCAAAGACGATAGTTATTCTCCATCTCAGAAATTTGGTGGACACACAGAGTGTTTCAAAATTTCTTCCCTTATTTTATCCCACTTTCCAAAAAATAATTCTTGACAAATGGTTACTCGTTTGTTATAATATATTCATATTTGAGAGAAATAGACATTGAGAGAAATAATACCACCGACAAACTGTCCAGCATGCATGAGCATACTTGCACTTGTTGGTGACCAGTTGTTCTGTCAAAGTTCTAATTGCTCGGCAAAATCAGCAAAGCGTGTTGAACACTTTGCTAAAACTTTAAAAATCAAAGGACTTGGTCCCTCTACAATAGAGAAACTAGGTTTTACTGATTATCACGATATTTATTCATTATCCCAAGAAGAAATATCGTTTCTGTTGGATTCAGAGAAACTAGGTACGAAGTTATACATAGAGATAGAGAAATCAAAGAGCGTCGACCTAATAACTCTTCTTCCAGCATTTTCGATACCCTTAATCGGTCGAAGTGCCTCTAATAAATTAGCACAAAAGATATCCGCTATAAGCGATATAACCTACGAAACATGTAAAGAGGCAGGTCTCGGTCCGAAAGCGACATCGAATCTGATGGACTGGTTGATAGATGTATTTCACTTTCAGAGATACTTTGAGTTACCCTTTTCTTTTACTTGTGAAAAACAGGTAAAGGTCAGCACTACTGACAGTAAGGGAACAGTTTGCATTACAGGTAAGTTGAAAAGCTACCCAACAAAAGCAGCCGCTAAACAAGTATTAGAAAACTACGGCTACATTGTAAAAGATAATTTAACTAAAGATGTTACAATCTTAGTTAATGAAAGTGGAATAGCAAGTGCAAAAACTAGGAAAGCAGAAGAAATGGGAATAATAATTACAAATAACTTAAAAACAATTTTAAAATAGGAAATAAAATGGCATTACCAAAATGGACAGACGAAAGAACTCAGTCTTTAGTAGACTTCGTCGGCAGTGAGTCACCTATTTCTCAATCAATGGTTGCAGACGCAGCTGATGAATTAGAAACTTCTACAAGAAGTGTTAGTTCTAAATTGAGAAAAATGGGTTATGATGTTGAATTAGCTTCAGCGTCAGCTTCTAAATCATTCTCAGATGAGCAAGAAGCAACATTAAGTGCTTTTGTTACTGATAACTCAGGACAATACACATATGCAGAAATTGCAGAAAACTTTGAAAGTGGAGCATTTAGTGCAAAATCAATTCAAGGAAAAATCCTTTCTATGGAATTAACAGGACATGTTAAGCCAGCCCCTAAAGTAGAAACTGTTAGAACTTATACTCCTGAAGAAGAAACAACATTTGTTGAAATGGTAAATGGTGGTTCTTTTGTAGAAGAGATTGCTGAAGCCCTAGGCAAGTCAGTAAACTCAATCAGAGGTAAAGCTCTTTCTCTACTTAGAAGTGGTGAGATTGGTGGTATTCCAAAACAAAAGGAAACTAAAGGTTCAAGCAAAGCTGATGTTCTTGCTGATATCGATATTACTGATATGACTGTTGAGC